GGGCAAAAGACTTAAATGTTGATAGTCCAACAGTAGGAGTTCTAGCACAAGAAGTAATGGAGAAAAATCCAGATGCAGTAACTAAACATGATAGTGGTTACTACATGGTCAACTACGGAGCTTTGTAATGGCAAATCAATATGACTTTTTAGATTTAATGAAGGCTGGTGGCTACAATCCCTTGGATGGTGGTATCACAACAAATGAAATGCAAGATTTTAGATTACAGGGTTTAATTAATAATTTTAATCAAACAAACGAAAAGATTGACGCATTGAATTTACCACCAATACAAGAAAAAAAATCTTCAAATATATTTCAAAAAATCGGAAGTGCTTTTGGTCAATATGGTATGGATGATCGTATGCCAGCAGATGAATTTTTAAATTTACCAAAAGATCAAAGAAGAAAAATGCAAATAAGAGGATTACAAGATTTTGCAAATCAAATGAATCTTGTAGGCGCACAGCAATCTGGCAATGCTCAAAGAATTTCACAAGCACAAAATGTAATTTTACAAAGAAAAGCAGAAGATGAAGCTAGGCAGAAAGAAGCTCAAGCTCTAATGCAAAAAGAGCAGTTTGAAAGGCAGCAAGAAGAATTTATAAAAAACAATCCTGAGTTGGCTCAAGCAATAGAATTGAATAGACTTTTTCCTGGAATGACATTACCAAAGCCTGCAAAAAGAGATTCTTATGTAGCTAAAGATGGTTATAGATATTTTGTAGATGATAATACAAGAGTGTTTCCTGGCGTAACAGTAACAGAAGAACAGTCACAAGCAGATATATATAAAGAAGAAGTTGCTAAAATTAAAAACATTGTGATGAATGATGGTATTGAAAGTACTCAATTAACTCAGCAACAAAGAGATTTTTATAAGAATCATTTAAACAAACAAGGAGTTCTTTCTTTTGACCAAGCGCTAGCTAGTATGCTGATGGGTGATTCTGGCAATCAAAATCCAGAAAATAATAAAACATATAGAATAATCAACAATGCTTACGCGGGTACATCCGTTGATGCACTTATAAAACAATCACAGGATTTAAACCCAGGTTACACAAAAGAACAGGCTATTAATGAGTTGAAAAACAATGGCATAATTGCAGAGTAATACCATGGCAGAATTTAAAATACCGCCTCCGCCACAAGAGGAAGTAAACGAATTTAAAATACCGCCTCCGCCAGAAGCCAATGATATTACACAACAAAATATTGCAGCTAATGGTTTTGTTCTACCTCCTGTCCCACAAAAAAATAAAAAACTATCTGAAGCAGAATTAAAAGAAAATCCAGAATTTATTAAAGCTGCTAAAAGTATTTATGAATGGAATGAAAGTAGAAATTTTTATTTTAAGTTAGACGACAAGCCTAAAAAGCTAAACTCCGACAAGCAGTATGCAGACTATGCCCTAAGATATATGGGTTGGTTTAATTACAATATACCCAAGATGGCTAAAGAGGCATCTGATCTTAAGTTCAATGCAAACCAACAACAACGAGAAGACTTTGTTACTTTGATGGATATGTATGACAACAAGGAAGCTAGTCTTGCTGGTACTGGAAGATTAATAAAAGGACTTGCAACCGATCCATCTACTTATGTAGGCATAGGAACTTTAGGCGCTGGTTTACTTGCAAGAGAGGGCGTTAAACAAACAGCAAAGCAAGGTATAAAAGAACTTGTAAAAGAGGGTGCAAAGCAAGGAGCAAAGATAGGAGCTATAGAAGGTGCTGCTTACTCAACAGTTGATAATGCACTAAGACAATCAGCAAGGGTAATGTCTGGTCAGCAAGAAGGTTTTGAATTAGGACAATCAGCAAAGGCTGCTACACTTGGTGCTGGATTAGGTAGTGTATTAGGTGGCACTATAGGTGGTGGTGCTTCTTTTGTAAAAAATAAAAACAAAGTACCAGTACAAGCAGATGAAATGGTTGGCCCAATAGACATGGTTGGCCCAAGAGTAGAGACTCCTACACCTAAAGTAGAAACACCTGTTGCTCCAGAAGTTGTTACACCTAAAGTAGAAACTGCTAAATCTAAAAGCACAAAGATTCCAGAAATACTAAAGATACCTAAGAAACCAAAAGTAAGAACTGCTAGAAGTTATATTGAAGGTGGAGCAATAAGCAGAGACTTTGCAAGAATGGGTGAGTTAAAACAAATATTAGAAAGTGATAAAGGGTTTATTACTTCTAAATATTTAGCACCAAAAAACTCAAGAGGTTTTACAGACTTTGACCAAATACAAGAAAAAATGCAAGAAGATGGATTTCTTCCAGAGTTACAAACATTTGATGGTGGCGACACACCAGATTTTACAAACAGAATAATTGATGATTTGCAAATGGACAGGGTGCATCAAGACGATCAATTACTATTAACTAGGTGGGAAGAACAAACAGAACAAGCAAGAACAATAAGACAAACCTTAGATGATTTCAATATTGACTATAGAGGAATGTCTGATGATGATGTGCTGGTTACTTATAACAAAGTTATCAATAACGAAATACCTCCAGTTAGAGATGAAGTGCCTTTAGGGGTTTATGCTGATGATATAGCAGCAGCAGAAGGAGGTAACATTAATAAAGTAAAAGCAGATGATGTTACTGATACTCCAGATGGTAAAGACTTTCAAACTGATACTACTACTGGTTTAAACCAAAAGGTAATTGATGTTGGTCAAGAAATTATAAAAGAACTTAACATACCAGTAAGTAAGAACGTAAGAATATCTGACCAATTAAAAGAAGCTGTGCTACTAGCAAACTCAAGTCCAAAATTCTTTAATCAGTTTGTAGATATTTTAAAAAGAAATGATCTTACTGTAGAAGAGTTGTCATCTGTATTTAAAGAAAGCATCTCTGACTCAGCTAGACGTATGCAACAGTTAAGCACAGCTAAACAATCCATGAAAAGAATGGGACAGGAGCTTGGCGAGATAGCACCAGACGAAGGCTGGTATGCAAACTTTGCAAAAGAATATACAGATATAGTAAGAGACTTAGACAACATAAGAAGAGGTTTATTAGTCAGCCAGATAGCAACAGCAATGCGTAATAACACAGCTCAAATAGGAAGAGTTGGTATGCACACATTGATAGAGATTTTTGATGATGTTCTTGACATAACATTTAATCCATTAAGAAAAGCATTTGGTGCTAAACCTAAAAAGGTTGATGGTGCTGAATCATTCCGCTTGATGATGAACCTTACTAAAAACAAAAAACAATCAGCAGAGCTAACTGAGTTTTTAACAAAATATTTTGTTAATGAAAGCGACAGACTGTTTACTAAGTATGCTTCAGAAGTAGCTGATTCATCTAAAGCTAAAGTATTTAAAAGCGCACAGAAGATGGTTGATGGCCTCAACACTCTAAATAGAATACAAGAGTTTTGGTATAGAAGAGGCATGTTTGCAACGTCTATACAAGATACATTATCAAAGAAAGGTATTGATATTAAAGATGTTGGTATAAATGACGATCTTTTAAAATACTTAAATGCGTCTGATATAGAAAAAGCAGTTGATGATGCTTTATATTTTACTTACGCAAAGACTCCAGATAACAAACTATTAAAAGGATTTGTAGATTTTGCTAACTCTGTACCTTTTATTACAACAGGCGTATTTCCCTTTGCTAGATTTATGGCTAACGCTATTGATTTTCAATTTAGACATTCACCACTTGGATTCTTAAAATTATTAACGCCATCAGAACATAAAAAAATAGCTGCTGGAGATAGTAAAGCATTTAGTGAAGCTGTAGTGGGAACAACTATATTGCTTGCAACTATTGAAGCCAAAAGAAAAGGATCAGAAGATCACAAATGGTATGAAGTAGAAACATCATCTGGAAAGACTATAGATATGCGACCATACTTTCCATTAACTCCTTACCTATTTGTAGCAGATGTAGTTACCAGATTAGAAAGCGGGAGAAATTGGGGTGATCCAAAAGATATTTTACAAGCATTAACTGGCGCACAATTTAGAGCTGGTGCAAGTTCACAACTAGTGCAAAATATTTTAGATGGAATGGTTGGATTGGACACGGAAGAAAAACTAAATAAATATTTTTCTGATTATGTTTCTGATGTTATTGGTGGATTTTTAACTCCACTTAGAATGTTTAATGATTTTATAGATCAGGATCAAGAGTTTAGAGCGCCTGTACCAACAGGTGAATTTTTAACTGATACAACTAACAGATTAAAATCAAGCATACCTATAGTAAGAGAACAATTGCCAGAACTAGAATCACCAACAAGGGAAGCTACACCTGGAAGACCAGATACAGTACAAATACCTTTTACAAATATTAATGTTCCAGGCCCTCTTACAAGACAGCTTACTGGTGCTACTGTAAGAGAAGAAAAGAATGCAGCAGAAAGAGAGTTTGATAGATTAGGATTTAAAAGAAGAGATATATTACCTTACTCTGGTAACGCTATTGTAGATCAGACAAGAGCAAAATATATGGGTAAACCTGTAGAGATAATGGTTGGCACTTTAGTTGAATCTGATTTTTATAAATCTAAAACTAATGCAGAAAAAGAATTGTTAGTAAGAAAACTTTTACAATCAATAAGAGGTTCAGCTAACGATTACATTAAAGAGAATAAAATAAACGAAGAAGCGTTCCAGAAAGCATCATTTAATAGACAGCCCAAATACATGAAAAAGTTATTATCTGAAAAAGGTATTACTTGGAAAACATTTAATGACACGAGCAACGGAGAGAATAGGTAGGAGTGGCGAATACCTAACTTGCTCCGTGATAGCAAGGGAAACCGATACTGTAACGATTATGCCTCATGGTTCTCATGCAGACATTATCTTTGAATACGATAACCAAATGTATCGCTGTCAAGTCAAGACAGTTACTCATATAGAGAAAGCTAGAAATAGTTGGCGGTTTGATCTACGTAAAGGATCACATAGTAAGTCAAGACAGTACAAAGAAAATACCATTGATGTATTCGCCTTGGTTAATCTTAAATACCAGAATGTTTACTTCCTACCTTTTAACAATTGCAAACACCTACAATATTCTGTACATGACAAACCCATGAAAGCTGTTAATTCAATAGAGAGTTTTAAAGAGGCTATGGATGCAATAATTAACTCGGATCATACTCGGATGGGTATATCAGTCCATGACATACCTTTTGAAAAAGCTCAGGAATTAGCGGTTATTTAACTGTTCGGGGAGTAGCGCAGCCTGGTAGCGCAGAATATTTTTTACTCATCACGCGATTTCACATCAATACTTTTTATTACTAAAAACCCTTGTTTTCTTTACAAGATTCAATTTATAATCTACTCAATAGGTAACAAAGATACTCGTCATTCCGCAGTCAAAACACGGATAAAACACGGATGGGTAATAGAGGAGCAAAGCATGGCAAGATACCAGACTGATAAACAAGTGAGCGCGTTAAAGATACATAAGAACGGATATTATCTACATTATAGGTTTGATAAAAAGACCAGGGAGATGAAGATAGCAAGTAAGGATGTATTGATTGGAGTAGCTAGAAACAAAGCACAAAAGATACTAGGAGAAGTAGCGCAAGGTATTGATCCATTGCAAACAAAGAAGGTAGAGGCTGATGCTTATACCTTAAACCAAGCATTTGAGTTAAAGCTAGAAGACTTATTAAACAATAATAAGAAGTGCGTAGAGATGAAGGATGGCAAGATAGATGGTGAGCCTAGGCGCATGTGGGATAAAGACGTTAAGAATACTTTAGGTAAGATGAAGCTAGAGAGCATTGAGACTGGTGATATTACTAAGCTACATATTGTAATAAGTAAGAGAGCTAAGTATCAAGCTAATAGGGTGGTTCAATTAATCAGTTCAGTCTTTGAGAACAGCATTAGATTATCTTTGGTTAAATATAACCCTGCAAAGTACGTTAAAAAGAACCTAGAACTTGAACGTGATAGACCATTAACTGATGCAGAGTTTGCTGAGATAAATAAGCAGATCAATATTGCAGAAGCACAAGCACATGAGAGACACATAAATTCTATCAAGTATATAAGGCTATGTATCTTAACTGGTGGCAGATGTGTTAGTGAGATAGGTAGTGCCAAATGGTCTGATCTTGATGGTAATAAACTGGTGCTAAAAGATCATAAAACAGATTATGGTGGTAAGCCTAGAGTTATACATTTAAACAATCAGGCTATGGCAATCATTAACTCTTGCGATAGAAAAAGCGAAACAATACTTGGTGTTAAATATCCTTTTCATACTTGGAACAAAATTAGAAAAGCTGCTGGATGTCCAGATGTGACGTTCCATGATCTAAGACATAACTTTGGTACTATGGCTGGTGAACAAATGAAAATAGAAGATGTCAAGACTCTTATGGGACATAAAAGTTTGAAGGCTACTGAACGCTATCGTAAAACTAGAGAGCATATAGCTACCGAAGAGATGCAGAATGTCGGTAACTACATGCAGAAAATAGTTATGTCTAATTAAAGTTCTTCGTAGTGTTTAATTAAAGCATTCAGATACCATTGCGCTTTTTCTAAACATTCAATGTTGCTGTCTTTATCTTTATGTCTAAATAAATATTTCCAGATGTTACCTTCAAGGTAAGCTGGAAAGTTATTAGAACCAACTCTATCTTTGATTAAGTCTATACACTCTATCTTGCCTTGGTAGTGTGGTGGTTTGTTAACCATATCTACCTTGTTAGATTTTTTTACTTCTTCCAATCTATCCCACTCCTCTCTTGTTACTTTATCTATACTCATTTTTACCTCCTTATTAATGCGTAAATGTTATTGATAAATTTTCTGTAAATTTTTTCTGAAGATTTTATCTGAATAATATTTCTATTATTTCTTGTCAGATACTTGCTTTATTAAATTTACGTAGGTTAGAATATCACAATCACGAAGTAATAGGTAACAACATGGAAGAAAAAATATTTTTAGATCAAAACGAATTAGCAAAAAGATGGATACGTTCTCCTAGAACATTAGAAAATTGGAGAGCAAAAGGAACTGGCCCGTCATACACAAAGATTGGTGGCAAAGTTCTTTATCGTCTTAGCGACATTGAAGAAATAGAAAATAAATCAGATACATCTGGAGAGTAGTTTGGTCAACGCTAGAAACAAAGGGCGTAGAGGTGAACGCGAAGTCATAGATGAGATTAAAGAACTTTTAGGCATAGAGCTTGAAGTTAATTATGCTCAGACTTTTGGTGGCGGTCACGACTTACTAGGTATGCCAGGTTATGCAATTGAAGTCAAAAGACGTAAAGCAATTACCCAAGCAGATATTAAAAACTGGTGGGATCAGTCGGTAAGACAAGCAAACAAGGTAGATCTATTACCATGTCTTTGGTTTAGACAAGATAGAGCAGATTGGAAGGTAGCGATACCATGTCCATATTCTAGCAAGAAAAATTTATTTCCAGTTGAAGATATAAACATTGCATCAATCATAAGTCCAGAACTGTGGGCTGCGATAGCAAGAGAGGAGTACAACATTGGCACACGCGATACTATCACCGAGTAGCATCAATAGAATTATAAGATGTCCAGCTTCAGCAAAGATTAATGCTGTTGCAGAACGAACAGGAAGTATAGCTGCGGCTAGAGGTACTGCGGTTCACGAAATGTGTGAAGCTCTACTCAAGAATAGATTAGATGGTATTACTCTATCTGATTATTATCTTGGTCGTAATGTAGATGTAGATGGTTTTAGTTTTGACATTACAAAAGATGACATTGCTATAGCTGAAATCTATGTTGATTATATAAATCAACGCACAGAGGAACTTAACGGTAAATTATTAATTGAAGAGAAAGTAAATGCTCCAGAAATAAGTGATGATCTTTGGGGAACTGCTGATGCAGTCATACTAGGTGAAAGCAATAGAATGGTAGTAGCAGATTTAAAGTCTGGTGCTTATCCTGTTGATGTAGTGATGAACGAGCAGTTAATGACTTACTCACTAGCCTGTCTATCAAGATGGGGAAACGAAGATACTGTCATTGAGATGACAATCATACAACCAAACAAAAGAGCCTGGCATAAAGACGGGCAGATAAGAACTTGGGATATTCAAGCTGTCGATCTTGTAGATTGGGGTTTGAATATTCTGAAACCAGCTTGTGATGAAGCAATGGGTGATGAGCCTAGCTTTAATGCTGGATCATGGTGCAGATTCTGTTCACACAAAGAAATCTGTGAAACTTATAACAATCCAAAGGAGGATTAATAATGGTAGATAATAAGAAAGAGCAACCTCTTTTAAGTTTCCAAGATAAAGATGGAAACCCAAGAGAGATATTTGAAAAAGACTTAACTGATTTAAGCAGACCTTTAGTTCAGCAGATTAGTCAAGACTTAAGCGCACAACAACAACTTGAAGAGGCGTTTCAATTAGCAACTAAAACTGTTCATCACATGGAAAGTGTTAGAAGGAATATTGCTAATACAATTGAAAAGCTAGAAGATGTTTTGCCACCTTACAAGAAACCAATTGTAATTGAAGGTGCTGATAAGGGTGGTAAATAATGTCGTTAGATGCAATCTTAACAAAAGCAAAAGCTAAACCGTCAATAACAATTATCTATGGTCCTTCTGGTCTAGGTAAAACAACACTTGCTGTTGGTAGTAAAAATCCAATTGTTCTGCAAACTGAAGAGGGACTAGGTATTCTTACTGACAATAGAGAAATACCACATTTTAAATTAGCAAAGGATTACGATACTTTTATTGGTTATCTAAAATTCTTAGTTGATTCTGATCTTGAGTACAACACATTAGTTATTGACTCATTGGATTGGTTAGAACCTTTAATACATACAAAAACTTGCGAAGTTCATAAGCAACCTTCAATTGAATCTTTTGGTTATGGTCGTGGGTATTCTGAATCGTTAAAGTATTGGCGAGAAGTCCTTGATCTAGTTAATAGATTAAGAAACGAAAAGAAGATGCGGATTGTTATGATTGCTCACAACCAAATCAAAGCGTTTCACGATCCAAGCACAGAAGCATACGATAGGCATGAACTTAAGCTACATAAAGCAGCTTCAGCCTTAGTATTAGAAGCTAGTGATATGTGTCTATTCTTAAACTACAAGAAGGGAACTGTAAAAGTACAAGGCAATAAAGGATTAACAAGTAAAACTGTTCAGTCTGGAAGAGTCTTAGTTACTACTGAGTCACCAGCATGTGTAGCCAAGAACAGATATGGTTTACCAGAAGAGATACAAGTCGTTGATGAAGGTGATGACTTTATTGTTAGGGCCGAAAAGACTTGGGCGGAAATCGGAAAGCTAATCGCAAAGAAATGACAACTGAACACGACAAAGCAATTTACTATTTAACTAAAGCTAGAATGTTGGTTGAAGGTGTCATTGAAACAAACGGAGATGACGATCATATTCTCCCGTTAGGTGCAAACAGAGTCTTAGTTGATGTTGTTGATGCCCTTAAAGAAGAGATTGAGAGAGCTAGTGACTACGAAGAGTATGATCCTG